AATTATATTAAACCCATAGATATAATTATCTCTGAATCGACCTAAACTTATGTTTTTATCATTATCGCTAGTAGATTCGTGATTTGTTCTCCCTTGATCTCCTCTAGGACCTACATAATCTTTAAAATAGCCTCTTAAGGCAGTTAAACTCGAATCTTTATTGTCATAGCGAGTATCTTTGGTCAATAATCGTTTTAATACGTTTACGTCAGATATTCTTACAGGTCCAGTTGCTGGAATGTGTGATATTGCATCATTGGATGTTGCCATAATGTATTATTTTTGAAATTATTAAAGTAACTCTATTTTTGCAGCCAATTCGTCGTTTTTATTTTTTAATTCCTTTATGCATTCGATCAATAGAGGAATTAATTTTTCATATCTAACTGCTTTATATCCATTTTCTCGTGTAGTAACAATTTCTGGAAATATATCTTCAACTTCTTGCGCTATGATGCCAATATCATAGCCAGAATAGGTGGTTTGGTTGCTGTTCCATGTAAATGATACACCGTTTAGTCTTTCAATTTTTTCTAACGGACGTTGAATATTTTTTATATTATTTTTTAAGTTTGCATCGGATGACGAATATGCAACTACATCTCCTTCTGAGGATATACCACCCTTTGCAGCTATACTACCACTAGTAGTTATACTAGCACAAGAAAATGCACCAGCATTACTAATTGATGCTTTTTCAACTAACGCGTTGGTTGCATTATTAGTACCAAATGAAATTTTACCCGGAGTCACAATTTCTAAATCATTGCCATTTGCAGTAATGCGTGTCGCATCGCCTTCAAATTTTAGGCCTCGGTTGCCAGCAGTCGTATCGAGTTTTTTTACGGTTAGAGTATTGGCTATTGAGATGCTGTCTGCTAATTTCGTCGAGGTAATAGCTTTATTTTGTATTTTAGCAGTTGCTATGCCTTTGCTCGAATCATCAGTATCAGCGTCTGTTATCATAGCATTTACTATGACACTATCTTGTATTTTTGATATAAAATCTACATTCGCGCTTCCATTTGTAGAAAAAGTAAACGCAACATGTGTAGCGTCAGTCCCTATTGTTTTTGACGTAAATGTTCTAGAGTTAGTCCACACTCTAGCACTTTTAGCGATTCCATCAAAATCGTTAGCAGTTCCAGTTGGAGCAGCCGCAGTTCCGCTGGTTGTAAATGAACTTGCAGATACAGATCCTTGTGATCGTAAACTTACTACATGCACTAAACCAGTGGTGTTATCTATACGCAATCCAACTCCAGTATCAGCGGTTTCGGCCGAAATTGCGGCTGAAATTGCTCCTCCTTGAATTTCAAATTTTCCTGGAGACGCTGAGCCAATGCTAATTAGCTGCCATGATTTACTGGAGTTATGACTTGATAGTCCAGTTTCACCGACACCAGCTAACACTAAACGACCACCATTATCTCCAGCGGTTAGCGTTGCGACTTTAACTTTAAATCCAGTTCCAGTTCCTCCTATAAGATTTGATGCAGCAGTTAAAAATATGTCAATTCCGTTAAATCCGTTTCCACGATCTGTTATAGTCACATTAGTAACTTTACCACCAGAAACGACTATGTCTGCTTTTGGTGCAGTTGTAAAGTTTGAATTTCCTGATGATTTCGAAAGAGTAATGTTATAGTATGTATTATTTGCATATCCTGTACCAGCAGTAAGCGCTCCAAGCGTCGCAACTCCCTGTGTTCGGCCTTCGATTAAAACTTGACCGCCTTGAACTTCAAGATCTTTAATAACAACGGTATCTCCATCAGGCTCCCATGTTGGGCCTCCAACTGATATTTTTGATGGAATAATTGCTCCTTGTTGTATATGCGCAGAAGTTATGCCTGTAGCTATACCATCAGGATCGGCTGTTGAGCCATCCAAAGCAGGATCCCACTCCTTGATATGCCGTCTAAGCACGACATCCGGTCTTAGCATACCAACAATTTTTATTTCAGACGTGCCATCAAATGATGGAATATGAGCTGTTGGAGTATATACATCAGATATCAGTTCGCTGCTAGACACAGTTCCAGCTTGCGTATTAACTGAAGTTAGTGCGGGACTAATTCCGGTACACGTATCGTTTTCTAGAGCAATGTTTAGTGTCGCGTCTTGTGCTCTTGCGCGTTTATTAGTTAGAGTTATTTCTCGATTTTGACCATCAATATTAAATAGCGCAATGATATCTTCGTTTGCGTTTAATGCACCTCTAACTTTATTCGCCCATGCTGTAGGAGTGTCGTTAAGTTGAACAGGAACACTAATAACTCTAAACTTAGTAGATGTTGAAAAATTTGCAGAAGTAATCGTTACCCTTGCATTTCCAGTAGCAGTTATAGTTCCTGTTGCTGTTGCAGTTTCTTTCTGTAGAGTTCCAGTATAAAGAATATTCGTGTCAAGATATATTTTACGAGGGTTGAGTAGACGAATTGATGTGGTGTCAACCAATCTAGTTTTACTTAAATCTATTGAAAACGTTGGGTTGGTTTGGTCAGAAAGATTTAGTGTAATATCACCGGCTCCAGATTGACCAAATGTTGCATTTAATATAGAAGATGTACCTAAACCCAATTGTTTACGCATTTCAGAGCGCTCAACTGGTACAGGTTGATTCGCTGGAAGTGGTCCTAAATTAATCGATGTAGCCATATGCTATTATTTATATGATAAAAATTATTTTTATGTTAGATTGTAGACACGAACATGACCTTTATAATTACTATTCCATATTGCGCCAATTGCTACTCTATCGCCAGCAGAGTTCATGCTTACGCTCGTTCCACTCAAATCGAATGCAGCTTCACCATCAATATCTGATCCTAGTTGAACCCATGAACTGCCGTTCCAACTATAGACGCGAACATGACCACTATCAGTGCCATTACCGTCATTAGAGCGCGCTCCAATAGCAACTATATCGCCAGCAGAGTTCATGCTTACGCTATAACCGCTATCGTCGCCAACGGCTTCACCATCAATATCTGATCCTAGTTGAACCCATGAACTGCCGTTCCAACTATAGATGCGAACATGACCTCTATTATTACCGTTGACGAACGCTCCAATTGCTATTCTATCACCTGCAGCATTTATGCTTACGGCACAACCGCTTTCATCGTTATCGGCTTCACCATCTATGTCTTGTCCTAGTTGTGTCCACGAACTGCCAGTCCAATTATATACACGAACATGACCTCTGTCGGTGCCATTACCGTCATTGTATATTGCACCAATTGCTACTCTATCGCCAGCAGCATTCATGCTTACGCTATAACCAAAATAATCACTTGCGGCTTCACCATTTATATCTTGTCCTAGTTTGGTCCAAGAACCGTTGCTAAAAGAATATATCTGAACTTCACCCCTATCGATACCGCTACTATCATTACCAGACGCTCCAATAGCCAATCTATCACCAACAGCATTCATACTAACAGCTGTGCCAAAAAAGCTATTAACACCACCAGCAACTTCACCATCTATATCTTGTCCTAGTTGTGTCCACGAACTGCCAGTCCAATTATATACACGAACATGACCTCTGTCGGTGTCGTTGCCATCATTATTACTAGCTCCAATAGCAACTCTATCACCAACAGCATTCATACTAACTTGTCTGCTGTTATCACCTACAGCTTCACCATCTATGTCTTGTCCTAGTTGTGTCCACGAACTGCCAGTCCAATTATATACACGAACATGACCTCTATTAGTATTATTACCATCATTACCATCATTACCAGACGCTCCAATAGCTACTCTATCTCCAGCAGCATTCATGCTTATATTATTTCCGCTTTGATCGCCAACAGCTTCACCATCTATATCAAGACCCAGTTGACTCCATATATTAAAAGTAGTAGTATAGACCGCACTAGTTTTAGTATTAGGCGCACCAAACGTCATTGTCTGACCGTCTCGCGAAAGCTTTGGATTAAAGCCGTTGTTGCTATTTGCTGCTCCATGTGATACAGTTGCTGACAGTTCCCAGCTTGTACCATTCCAGTCATAAACTTTAATAGAACGATCTCCACCTCCTGAGTCTAATTGTCTAGTTCCAACTATTATTCTAGAAGCAGTGCCATCCATAGATAAGCTTACATCTGGTTCATCATTGCTATAATAAGCGGGTTGAATTATATCATTGCCTATTTTAGTCCACGTAGAGTCTGTCCATCTAAAAATCCTAACAGTACCATCATTATCTTGATTTAAATATCCTGCAATCACTACAAAATTTCCTGTAGAGTCAAGTTTTACAGCATCACAACCACCATACCAACCGTCAGTCTCATATTGTGACCTGTTTCCGAGTTGAGACCAAGTACTGCCGTTGAGTCTGTAGATATCTACACCACTATTGCTAGCTTGTGTGCCTATTGCTACGGTATCTCCAGAACCGTTCAGAGAAACTTTCCAACCAAAAATTTGTGAACCGCCTACACCAGCTTTAAGTATTGTATTACCGTGTGCGCTCCAAGAAGATCCAGACCATTTAAAAATTCTAACTCTCGTATCACCACTAGTATTCGTAGGTGCAGTAGCACCAAAAAATGGCTCACCTATTGCTAACACAGATCCGTCTCCACTAATATCAATGCTACAATTGACGCTACGAGTAGAAATAGCAGATCCACGTTGTGACCATGAAGAACTGTTCCATTCATAGACGATGACGTTTGTGTTAGATGTATATCCACCTACGTCATATCCTTCAAATCCTACAGCTATAACGTTGCCATCATCACTTATGCTTGTAACTATCTCTCCATTCTGTACAGCAAGATTAATTTTACTGTACGACCAAGACTGCGAACCGCTGTTCCATCGCCCTACATTTAAAAATGGAGCATTTGAAGCGTTTCTGCCTGCGTTCACGACTACTGTGCCATCAGCGTTAACACTGGTAGCATAACCGCCTATGGTTTCACTTTCAGTATAAGCTTGTCCTTTGAGAAACCAATTTCTTCTAGTATGGATAATTTGATTACCATTACCGTTGCCATTACCGTTGCCACGTCGCCGTTTGCGTTTTCTTTCTATTACTGATGATAATAACATATATTAAATAAAATCAAATATTTTATTCGTTGGACTAGTAACATCAACACATTTTAATGCAAATGTGTCTCCGGCTAAAATATTTGTAATATCATTATCATTTATTGTTGCGTTTGAAGTAGTTAATGTTAATGCACCTGCAGGTGATGTTCCGCCAACTCGTCGAATTGTTACCGTCATACCGACTGTCCATGCTCCACTTCCATTTAATGTTATTGCCGTTCCGCCTGCTGCAGAGCAACGTATATATTCATTGTTATCCGCTTCAGTTATAGTGAGTGTTGCTGCTGAAGTATTAACGACAGTATGCAAATTATTAATACGAGTGTCATTTCCAGCACAAAAAGTATTTGCTGCAGTTCCAAATGATCCTGTAGATATTGTACCACCCGTGGTCGTTATAAGTGGTAAGTTAGCAGCAGATCCAAGTTTACCGTCATTGGTTATGCTGCCGTGCGTATGTGAAGCAGGAGTACGAGCATCACTTAATCGAGTGTCATTTCCAGCACAAAAGGTATTTGCTGCAGTTCCAAATGATCCTGTAGATATTGTACCACCCGTGGTCGTTATAAGTGGTAAGTTAGCAGCAGATCCAAGTTTGCCGTCACTTGTTATGCTGCCATGAGTGTGTGAAGTCAATGCTACAGTTCCAGTAGCATCGGGAAAGGTAATTATTTTATCTGTGCCTGTTGCGCTACCAGTTAATTTAATGGTATTAGTTCCAGATAAAAAGACATTTGTTGTAGTAGTATCTCCATTTACCACTAATTTAGATGTAGAAGCGGTGCTGCTGGTGCCTATCCATATACTTCCGTTTGGAGTAATTCGTAATGCTTCAAGAGCTCTATCAGCTGTTCTACTGCCAGCGACTGTCGTAGAAAATCTTAATGTAGATGATCCATTAGTAGAAATATCTGCATTTATACTAGAAATAATTTTATCATTTTCATTCGTAAAGTTAATATAGCCATCTCGTGCAGTTGAAGAGTTTGCAGTATTTTGCTTTATTGCTATTCCACCATTTCCGCTGGTTGATCCAGTAAATACTGGAGTAATAACGTTGGATTTTAAAGTGTTGTTATACACAATTTTACCAATTGCAGATAAAATTGAATCTGTTGCGGCTACTGTTTGTGCAACTGTGTATGATGTAGTTAAACTAGTAAGAGCCTTTCCAGTTACAGTTGTCGCTGATATAGCGGTGAGAGTTTGGGTTCCTGTAACATCTCCAGATAAACTTCCAGTAAAGTTTGTAGTGCTACCAGCACTTGTAGCAGAACCGTTAAGAGTTCCAGAAAACGTAGGCGCAGTTACTGTTCCAGTAAAAGTTGGACTCTCTAATACAGCGATGGTATTTCTAGTAACGGTTCCAGAATTATTTGTAATATAAAATTTTGCTCCATCATACTCAACTGCACCCGCTATAGGGTTTGTTGATAGAGCACCAGAAACAAATTTCAACGGAGCTGCTGCAGATGTACCTGTTGGTAAAGTTACTGTACCAGTAAAAGTTGGGTTATTAATTGGTGCCTTTCCATTGACAGAGTCTGCTGTTCCCTTTAAATCTAATTGTGCTTGTATAGAACTGGTTACACCATTTAGATAGCTTATCTCGTTTGAATCAACATTTCCGATGGATGTAGTCGTTGGTAATGTTATGGTTCCAAAAAAAGATGCACCAGTTGAAGGAGCTTTAGCATCTAATTGATTTTGTATAGAACTTGTTACTCCATCGAGACAACTTATCTCGTTTGATAAAACTGTTCCGATAGATGTAGTTGACGGAAGAACAACATTACCACTAAAAATTGGACTAGCGAGTGGAGCTTTTAATGACAGCGCAGTAGTAATAGTTGTTGCATAGTTAGCATCATCGTTAATCGCTGCTGCAAGTTCGTTTAAAGTATCTAATGCAAGCGGAGCGTTGTCAATAAGATCACTAATTGCATTAGTCACGAAAGTTTCAGTTGCTATCGTTCTTCGTGTTGGAGTTGGAGAAGAGTTGTGAGTAATGTAAAATTTTGTGCCATCATACTCAACTGCTCCCGAAACTGTTTCTGTTTTTAACGGACCAGCAACAAATTTTATAGGAATAGAAGTTAACGAACCAGTTGGAAGTGTTACGGTACCAGTAAAAGTTGGACTAGCGATTGGGGCCTTTGTATTGATCTGTCCTTGTATAGGGTCTGTTACACCATCAAGATAAGAAATTTCATCGGCATCAACGTTTCCAATTGTAGTTTGTACAGGCATTTCAACAGTGCCTTGAAAACGCGGATTTATTATAGGAGCCTTAGTATCAATAGCTGATTTTAACTTACTAAAAGTAGTTAAGATGGTATCATTTTCATTTATTTCTCCAGTAATACCTGGAACATAACCAGTAATTTTTTTATTTAAAAAGTATGAAGATGGTATCATATCTATCATACTCTGTGCCATGTGATAGACCGCAATCTTTTTATTTGTGCCCCATTCGCTCATCGATTGGTCTTCACGATCGACCATCATGAGCCAATCTAACGGACTTGCCGCATCTTGCGGTGTTAAATCTGTAATCTTAATTGCCATAAGCCTATTTATATAATACTATGGATAGTTTATTACTAAACCTCTTCAAGCGTTTCTGGTTCTACAATAGAATCTTCGTAATTTGGATGTAACAATTCATTGTCTGCGATATACTGATCACACTCTTCTTTAGTATCAGCAACAACAATAGTTAGGGGGCTTGAAGTATAGCCAGAGCATTGTTGCGGTTCTGTAATTATTTGTTTAGATATAGCATCGTATATCATCCACCAATCTTGTTCTGTAGTACACACTTCATCTGGGGAAGGAATTGCTTCTTCTACATCTAATTGTTTTGAATATATTTTAATCATAATATTAATTTGTTGTGACTGTCCATCCACGTGATATTAATGTCGTTTTATCAGTGAGCCCTTGACCAGTTGGCGCGGCGTTGCCAGTTCCGCCAAGATTCAATATACATGTCCCGTTTGTATGTGTTCTTCCAGCCGCTACAAAAGCTGCGAGAATTGCATTTACTGCTGCAGATGTAAGCAGATTGTTATTCGCCTGAAAGTTTCCTAAGTTACTTGGTACTGATCCACCAGTAGCAAAACCAGTAAGTTGGTTGCCGTCGCACCAAAACAGCGACAAATCAAAGACATTGGCTAAGTTTGGAATGTTCCCAGTAAGTTTAGTCGCACCCCTTTGATTTTGACAATTAAATTGCCACAGTTTGCCAGCCAAACTAGGTATGCTTCCTGTATGAAAATTTTGATCACACCAAAAGCTTTCTATTAGAGATGGGACAGGTTGAATGTTTCCTGTTACATTGTTACCTGAATAGACGAAACCAATGCAGTTTGGATGATCGGTTAACAGCGGGGCTGTCGAGCTTGTATAACCACTACCAACTCTACTACCAAAATGAATAGCTCGTAATTTAGAATTTGCTCCTGTGGGTAAGATAGGAAAGTTGCCGCTTAATAGATTAAACTGAATAAATAAGAGTTCCAGTTTGGTAAGCATGGATAAATCTAGATTATTGCCCATCAGTGACGTATTGTTTATAAGAACGTTCTTGAGCTGGGTATTTTGTGTCAGGTCTGGAAACGATCCTGTCCAGCTATTGTATTGAAGTCCTATCGTCGCGTAAAAGTTGATTGTCTCTAGGTTTGGTTTGTTAGAGAGCGTTTCAAAGTTTCCCTGAGCCGCACCAAATGCATTATCACCCATTTCAATAGCAACCAAGTTTGTCAGAGGTCCATAGCCTTGAAAGCGTGTAATGCCATTGCTTATACATCTGATAGATATTAGATTAGGAAAAGCAGAGACATCTATTGTGCCGCCTAATTTTGGAGTTGAAGACCCGCAATCAATAGCAGTGATTGTTCCTAATCCAGCAGGAGTAGATAATTTAATTGTCGCGGTTGGCATATTCTATATTTATACGTCGTATGTGTGTGAGGTTGAAGTATTAGATGACGCTGTCGTGTCTGCTGTAGAATCTCCCCATTTTATATTAATATTAGAGGAATCAGACGTAGTAACTGAAAAACCAGTTAGTGCAGAAGTTTGAGAATAGTCGAATTTCCAAAACTTGAAGGGCACTGGAAGACTATAGATTCTAACAATGCCAGATTTAACAGAATCTTTAGTATAGTTTGGAGAACCAATTGCTATTTTTTTAAAATTTTTACTCAATGATACCGACCAACCAGAATTTTCATACACTTCTTTTCCAACTATTTTTGGATATATTTTATACCAATTGTTGTTTCTGTATTTGTAGATTTGAACTGCACCTGTATCAATTTTACTACCAGAATCCTTAAAGGGAGCTCCTATTGCTATAGAGTCTCCATTATCATTTAACGACACGCTATAACCAGACAAATCTCCGACTGAAGTAAAAATATCAGATCCTAGTTGTTGCCATGCTCCAGATTCATACTTGAATATTTTAGTTACTCCTCCATTATCTGCATAGGTATCATCTAATATATTTCCTATCGCGACTATATCTCCTAAGCTATTTAATGATACGCTAAAACCAGATTGACTGTTTACAGAACCGTCTAAATCCAATCCAACTTGATTCCATGTCGTACCAATGCCAGAATAATCATATATTTTTGTATGACCAGATTCAATTCCTGTAGGAGTATTATTGAAAGGAGCTCCGATTGCAATTCTAGTACCGCTGCTATTAAGTGCAATACTCCACCCAGAATTATCTCCAATAAGCTCTCCATATATTGTGCCTATTTTTTGCCATATTCCAAGAGTTTCTTTACAAATAACTACTGAACCCTTATCCTCTCCATTTGCATCATCTTTAGGAGAGCCAAATGCAATTATATTGCCAATTGAATTAGTTGTAACGCTAAATCCTGACCAATATCCTATTCCTTCTCCAGTTATTGTAGCAAGTAATGACCATGTCGATGTAGAAATCGAATAGCTATAAACATCTATATTTCCATTAACTGTATCTAGTGGTTTACTTCCTATTACGACCCTATCTCCTTTATGATTTATCGATACGCTATATCCAAATTGCTGTGATGCGCTAGAACCATTAAATGTAGTAAAATGTTCCCATAATTTATTAGCGGTATTGTATTTGTATACAACAACTCTTCCTACATTGTTTGGACCAAAAAACGGTTCTCCTACAACACAAATATCACCGATAGAATTTAATGAAACGCTATATCCAGTTCCGTCAGAATCATTTATTCCTACTATTGGTGGAGAGTCTAGAGTTATACCAGTAGATGATAAAACTGCTCGTTTAAAATCAAGTATATTCATACTAATACAGTGTGCCTATAGCAACAAATTTATTATTACTATTAGATTTGTAAATATACAAACCGCTGTATGCTACAGTATTTTCTACGCTTGTTTCATCATTTACTGTGTTTCCAGCAGAACAGTTAATCGTTAGCGTATCACCAGTAGTGTTTACTATGCCAATAACCCATCCATCTATAGTTGAAGTATAACTAGGCAAAGTTAGTAGATTATCGCCAGTCGTATGAAATATTTTACCGTTGTCCGAATCAACAAACACTCTATTTGATCCAGTAATGCTAGTAGAATCAATAAATCCTGTAGTCGTTAGTACTCCATTTACGTGCGTATCACTGTTGTTTGTTATTAATCCCATATAATTATTTATTAAAAGTTTATATCTACTATAAATGTACCACCTAGTATAGTGACATTTGAATTAACTGGTTTTGTTGCATGCGCGAATGAAACTATTATATTTCTTGGATTTGCAGAAAAAATTGAATGTGTAGCGGTGGCAAGTGTTTTCAATTCAACGTCTCCATACAATCTAAGTTCTTTGCCTGCTATAGCTGTGGTAGAATTAAATGTAATACATGCAACGTCGTTATTGCTAAACCACCTTCCACCATTAAATTTATGAACTGATGAAGTCGCATCTTCATCTGGAAATGCAAAAACAACTAGTTTTGCGCTAGATTTATTTGTGCTTAAATCAGAAATATAACAATTTTCTATATTCCATGTCGTATTTCCATTGCCGATAGAAATTCCTTCAGTTCCATATATTTCTATGGTTTCACAATTCGCTATAAAACTAGCTAAACTATTTATTGCACTAAAGGCTAGTAATTTATCGCATTTTGTAGTTAAGACATTATAATAACACGCTCCAGAAAGACTAGTATTGTTAACGACAGTAGAACCAACGACAGCGATGTGTTTTACATTGATGCTAACAGTTCCACCTGTTAATGAAAAAATACTACCTCCTGTACCAGAAATTCGAGTGATGCTTAAGCATTCGAAATATATTTTTGTATCGCCTAATACTCCAGTAGAAAGGGATAATACGCCTCCAGTTCCAGCAATTTCAAATTTTGCATAACCGCTTATTGATTTTTCTTCATTCGCAGTTAATGCAAACGCAACTACGTTGTTTGAAACTGTTACTTTAGTACCCGGTTCAAAATAAATATTACCGTTATTGTTTAAACTAATTTGAGTAGATATTGTATAAGTCCCAGCACGAACATAAACAAGATCACCAACTATAGAGTTTAACACCGCTGCACCAATAGTTTTAAATGGTTTTGATATATCATAATCGTTAACCCCAGCCCGTGTATCTGTACCTACACCATCATCAACATAAATCGTTTTTCCAGTAGTTAATTCTTGTATAGTGCCATCAGCCTTTAAAAATTGTGCAGTTGTACCACTAGTACGTACGAATGAAGACGCTTCGACGCCAACGTTTGAAGTCCAACGATTAGTCGAAGACACCCAATTAAATGTTTTATCACTAGCTGCCTTTAGCGTAAGGCCTCCTCCATCACCTGTAGAGTTGCTAGGAGTGTCGACATTACCAATAATAATATTTTTATCTTCTATAGTTAGATTATTTGTATTAATTGTAGTAGTGGTACCAGAGACGGTCAAATCTCCAGTAATTACCAAATCGTTGTATAGTGTTTGTTGACTCATAATTTTTAAATAATTGTTTAGGCTGAAGCATCAACAGTAAATGCACCCACCTTAAAGGTAATGTTTGAATTTGCAGGAGCTGTTGCAAATGAGCCATAGGTGTATACATCTATCGGCAGTGACGAACTTAGACTATTAGTTGCAGCGGCACGTAGAATATTTGTTTGATATAATAAGACTCGTTTATTAGTTGTTGAACCAGCTGTAGAGGCGAATGTTATATTCGAGTTACCAATCGAACTAGACCAAGTAACTCCTTGGAAAACATGACTTTCAAATGTGGCGTTTTCTGTCCAACTTAATGCAGCACCTACACCCACATGATTATAATTAACTATTCTAAAGTTAGTAGTAATTAAACTTAGACTCATGCCAGCAGTTGCGTTGTATGTAATTAACGTCCAAACGTCAGCATTGATTTGAGCACCAGCCCCGCCACCAGCATTAGCTGCGCCAGCACCATTAACAAACACACCGCAATATACAAATGGAATTCTTGTTGTAACTTTCCCAGCACCAGTGACATTAAACACAGTAGCACTAGAAGCTAAAAACGTTGTAGTCATTTGAACTACATTAGCGTCAACAGATAGTGCACCAGCCGCGCAATTAAAGAGTGTGCCACTAGCGCTATTAGGACCACTTACAGAGTTGCATTCAAATGCAACAGCTGCGGTATTACCACTAGGCATAGTTAACACCCCAGCTGAGCCGGCTAATACAAAATCTGCATCTCCTCTAATATAAATTGGAACATTATTCTGACTATATGAAAATGCTGTAACACCTGTTGCGACACTAACTGTTGCTCCTGGTTCAAAATATAGGTGACCTTTAAGATTTAAGTTAATTTGAGCGGATATTGCATAAGACCCAGCTCGAACATAAATTAGATCACCTTGGGTTGAAGCAGTCACCGCCGCAGAGATGGTTGCAAATGGACGATGTTCATTATATGCAGTAGTATTAATTCTAGAATCAGACCCGATTAAAGAATCGACGAAAATTGTTTTTCCAGTAGTATTGTTATTCCAGCGCGATGATAATATTCTCGATGAATTTGTAAATACACTTATAGAGTTGTGCGAATTGCTACAAATTATATCACCGACTGCATTCACCGCGACATCACTTCCCAAATAATCATTATTTGCTATGCCATCAATATCGCGAAGACGAATCCATCTACTTCCATCCCATTGATAAATTCTTATGTGACCGCTATTAGAAAACCCACTATCATTTAATCGCGATCCAATTATAACACGATCGCCAACTGCATTCAATGCAACTGAAATTCCACTTTCATCATTATTAATCTCTCCATTTAAATCCAATCCTTGTTGTATCCATGATCCAGTAGATGTGACTCCACCTGTCCATTGATAAACTACAACACGACCACGATTAGTTCCAGATTCTGCGTCGTTATACGGGGATCCAATCGCAACCCTATCACCAGCAGCGTTTAATGACACGCTCCATCCGCTTTGATCTCCAGCCGCTTCACCATCAAGATCTAATGAACCCATTCTTGTCCATACGTCCCCATCCCACTGATATATTCTAACTTGACCACGATTGTCACTGGCACTACCAGTGCCATCATTTAATATGGCGCCAATTGCAACCCTATCACCGACAGCGTTTAATGACACGCTCCATCCGCTTTGATCTCCAGCCGCTTCACCATCAAGATCTAATGAACCCATTCTTGTCCACGCAGTGCCGTCAAATTCATATACTCTAGTGTGACCACGATTATCACTGGCACTACCAATGCCATCATTGTATATCGCTCCGACTGCAACCCTATCACCAGCAGCGTTTAATGATACGCTCCATCCGCTTTGATCTCCAGTCGCTTCACCATCAATGTCTAGCGCACCAATTTTAGCCCATACTGTATTGTTCCATTCATATATGCGAACATTTCCACGATTGTCACTAGCATTGCCAGTAGTACCATCGTTTTCAGGTGATCCAATTGCGATTCTATTTCCAGCAGAGTTTAATGATACGCTCCATCCGCTTTGATCTCCGCTAAATTCATTTGCTATATCGAGACCTTGTTGTGACCAAGCGGTTCCGTTCCATTGATAAATTCTAGTAACACTAGTAGTAGAATTTAGTTTAACGCCTGCAGCAATACGATCTCCATCAGAATTTATTGATATTGCAGTAATCTCACCAGTAGTAATATTAAAATCTGATCCTAGTTGTATATATTCTGAACCAAATAGAGTAAGGTATGCATTATTCCACTGCATACTATTTCCGTTTAGTTCGGAAATAATACCACGAACGTTTAGATTATTATACTGGGCGTTTGGACCCATATTGATTGGAAGTGTTGCTGGCATATATTAAAATATTTTAGATATTATATTGTATTGACCATCTATGATGATAGATGTATGAGGTGATACGTTGCTGTATGTTCCAGTTGAATATACTATCGTAGTGCGGTTAGACGATGAAATGCCCGGAGAAGTACCAGTAGTATTATGTAATTTCACTGTATCTAAGAAAATATCTCTGAATGTTCCGTTGTTTTCACACACTATAGGTGTGCCAGAAGTTACTAGTCTAACATTTCTAAGTACTGGACCAGTACCGGTAGTACTATAGTTAAATATTACACATGGACCGTTTAAATTATTATTCAAATTTACTCCACGATATGAGAATCCGGAGCCAGCTGTAATTCTCATAACTGTATCGGCTGAATTTCCAACTACAGTCCACAGATCTAGCGTCACCCCTCCAGTAGTATTACAATTTAAAAACTGTTTGCATGTAATGCTATGAGACCGTCTAACTACAAGACCTCCAGATCCGGTTAGATTGAATGCATTAGCGGTTGGTATGTTTATAGTATTAAAGATTAAATTTAATGAACCTCCACTAATTGCGAATAGAGTGCCGGTAGAAGTTCCACCAACAGTATTAATTTCTAACTGTAAAGATCCATTACTCTGTGAAAGAATGCCTGATGAATTTACTATGGTAAAATTAGCATATCCATTTACTAATTTTGTTTCGTTCACAGTTAAACTAAATGCGGATGGTGCTGAAACGCTAATATTAACATCTGATTCAAAATATATATTGCCTTTTCCATTTAATGATATCTGATTGGCTACAGTATAGTTGCCATTGCGAACATAAACCAAGTCAGCTCCGCCTTCTGGTGTAATAGTCGTGGTATTAGATCCAACTCCAGATCCACTAGTTGATGTTGGATATGTAAAATTATCTTTATCTAATACTGCAATTTCTACTCCACTAACATTAAGTGGAGAGTTACCGTTTCCTGTCACTGTTATTCGTCTGCCAGTCAACAAACCATGATTTTGTAAACTAACAGTTGCAGTATTTCCATTTAATGTAATTAACGCGCCATCAATAACGATAGTCGTACCAACCGAAGCATTTACAGCAGCTTCAATTGTCTTGAATGGAAATGCTTCAGCATATTTTGATAGTTGACCTCTGCTGTCATTTCCAACAATCGAATCAACGAATATCGTCTTACCGGTTGGATAAAATTCTGGAGTTTCTGAAACCGCTAGTTGTAAACTTGCAATATCAAGGTTAATGTTATCAAGTTCAGTTCTAAGACCTATTATGCTATTTGTATTGATATAACCATCAGTAGTATCTGCAATTGCAATTGTTCCTGATCGACTTGGTAATGAAATATTATATAGTTGTCCTTGATTGTATCTAGGAGATAATGTGGCAAATGGAATATCTGCACTTGTTTGACCGTCTGTAATTCTTTTAAACCACGTTAATTTACCAACATCTTTATCGATTGCTAGTTTTAATTCTCCATTGCCTTGAAAGCCGTGAGAATAGTCTCCATTAATCGTATCAGAAAGAGCACCAAATGTGTTTATGCTTTTGGCATATACACCAACATATGGACATTCTTCGGTCGGAATTGTGTTTAACGATGTTACATTTATAGAACCATACATATCGCGTTTAACGACAGTATTGGGTATAGGCATAATTGAAGCATCATCTTGACCATATATCTTTATTTGGTTATCATTATTTTTATAAAATAATAAACCATCAGTATAGTTTAATGCAACTTCTCCATAATCTAGAAATGCAGCTTGCGGTATTGCTCCTGCTACAGAACTATTTTTTAAAATGACTTTATTGTAAGCTGGCATATATTACTTAATACGGGTAAAGTTAGAACGATAGTATGATTCTGGAAGATTAGGATCTATCATATATTTATTATGACCAGCAAAGTATAATCTGCCATCATTTAGATGAAGTACTGTATATTTACCATCACGTCTATAGTTACTTATAGACTGTATATCTATAATTTTTTCTATTATATCAGATGATAAATCAATTTCGGTAAAGGTGTTGAGTTGTTCGTTTGAACCAATGCCGCTTTCAAAATTTGAATTTTCTCCAGCCGCGAACAGATAATATTTGTTATTTTCTTCTTTATATGCTTTTATAAAATTAACAGTATTGCGATTATAACCGTTGCCACAATAAAAATCGCTAATTGAAAATCCATTATTTGATAATTCAGTTTCCACGAATCTATTATTTGTACTGGAACCTTGTGAACCACCAAATTTTCCATTCGTATTATTTCCAATGCACCATAATTCGGTTACGAGTTGTTTATTATTAGTTATATTATAAACTTTAACGCTGTTTGTACCGGGAGAGCCAACGATAACACGAGTGCCATCAGAATTTAGATAGACTGAAGCTCCAAAATCTTCATTAACAGTAGATGTTCCATCAATATTATTAGCAGCTCTAAGCCAATTATTACCCATTAATCCATATATTTGAACTTGACCTGAAGTAGTTCCAGTCAATGAACTAATATTATTTGGTGCACCTATCGCAATACGAGATCCATCGCTATTTAAACATATAGAAGCACCAAATTCATTTTGTGACGTTTCACTATTGATATCAGAACCAATCTGTGTCCAATTTTGATTGATTAATTCGTGCGCTCTAACTACTGTATTTGTTGACGTCAAACGAGCAGAATATGCTAAACGATTTCCATCACCACTAAATGATAGTGTTCTTCCAATTTCTTCTCTAGACTGTCCATAAATTGTTGAACCAAGCTGTTCCCAGTTTGTTCCATTCAATCTGAAAACGCGAATTGCTCCGCGATTATCTCCCCAATAATCTCGTAACCACCATCTACGATATGAAAAGTTATTTGTATATTTTCTTAAGATAGAATTTGGTGAATTTCCATTATTTCCAGGAGCACTAATCGCTATACGATCTCCAACAGAATTTAATTTGATAGCATATCCAAAACTATCATATCTAGAAGACACTGATATTTTTCCTGCTCCGGCACTGGTATTTCCATGATTGACCCATACTTTATCGACAGTAAGAGTGTATATTTTTACTCGTCCGTAATCGGTATTTATAAAAGATGATGTATATTGAGTGTAATTTGGAATGCCTATTGCAATAACTGTTCCAGCATAGTTTAATGAAAGTGTTCCGTCATACAAGCCTAATTGTTCTTTTGGATCACCTATGATATCACTTCCAACCTGACTCCAAATATTTCCAAGACATTCATATACTCTAACAAGCCCATTATCAACGTTTCCGTTATTTCCACCCGTGTCATAGCTAGGACTGCTAATTGCTATACGATCTCCGTTTCCGCTAATCGCAACACATGTACCAAAGCTTTCATTTCTTGTTGAGTTTGGCGATGATAAAATGTTTCCGTATTGTTGCCATTGATTTGCAACTAATTTATATACTGCAACTCTGCTTCCAGTTTGAGTGATTGCTCCACCAAATACTATTGTATTTCCATCATCGCTGATAGCAACGCTTCGACCGGCGCTAGTAGAACTATTTCCAGTTATACTTAACGTGTTAGACAGCTGCGAAATAACATTGTATGATTGGCATAAAACATATGTTGCTGCGATTGCAAGACTATTAGTAGTATATACCTTGTTAATAATTTTTTCAAACGATGGATTGTTAGTTGGATTTTTTGCATCCCAAACAAGTGTTGGCACGCCAACGATTTCAGTTGAACCATCGCCGATTAAACCTCCAGATCCCCATGCATATAGTTTACTGCCATCTTCTGTTAAGAGATATGCGTTTTGATGCATTCCTTGTCCACTTGCAAATAATTTACAATTTGTAAGATTTATGAATTGTCCTGGATTTTGTGGATCAGGAATATCAATGCCGTTATTATTAAATGCGCTATTTGTTTCACTTTGACTGTCATCACCTCTAAGTCTTTGATAGCCATATCCTGCCATACGCAGTTTACCGTCTAAAGTGATTACTAGTATAGTTTCGTATGACTGCATTGCTCCACCTGGAGTTAATGCATCTCCGCCGACTAGAATCGCATCATTCACAGTTGCTCCGTTCAATACTGGAGCAGTTTCGCCGTTTGATTTAGACGAAGTTGAAATAGTCGTAGTATTTCCATTTACTCCATATCTGTTTATTCCTGCAATCCAAAGACGATTTGAAGTATCAATTACTGCTATAGTACTAATTTGTAGAGGTTCGCTTGATATTATTACGCGTTTAATTTTATTCGTCGAACCATTATATGTGTATAACGGAGTAAATGCCTTTTTCCAAGTTTTTGATGAAGAAGAATATGGTATGCAGTTAAACATATTGCCACGATTTTGACCCATAAACCACAATTCTCCAACAGTGTCGAGTACAATCAGACTATCGTATGTAATGTATAATTTATCTGCTTTACGATTATCTGGCAAATGCAATTCAGTATGTCCGTACTTATCAGCGTATCCAAATCTATTTCCAGTATTATCTCCATTTACAACAATTGTGCCGATATCAGTGATATAGCAAAAATCAGAATTATTTCCAGTTGAAGTATATCTAGAACTAGCATATTTTTCTGCTAGCTTGGCTGATGGTCCTTTACGACGCAATAATTCATTAACGTATTCTTCAGTTGCAATACGTTTTCTTAGTATTGGATCAGATCCTTCGTATAGAGCTGAGGTAACTGAATCCCATGAGGGTGCACCCACCGATAATTTATCAGGAGATACTGAATTTGTTTGAAGTTTATCCTGTGATATAGAACGGTCTGCTATACCCAATTCTCTAGACTGATTTACGACTAACGTGTTGTCATAATTTAAATTGATGGTCGTATTACCACCAGTTAACATATCAATGTTTTCAATAGATTCTCCATCTTTCGTAAATGTCAACACGTTACCACGATTTACAAAAGTATTTACTACAGCATCTTTTGTAGCTTTAATTATATAGAACGCTGAAGTATATGGTTGTATATTATTATGTGCTGTTCCAGGACCAGTAGTATTTGGAGGATTGAGTGTATAGATGAGGTCTCCAGTTTCGCTGCTAACTACTTTATTAGAACGAACTGGCAATTCGTTTGTAATCAATCCATGATTATATTTTCCTCCAGTGCTGCCTATAGTAAAGTTTTTAGATTCAGTTCCATCATTTCCCAAACCAGATCCAACCAAAACTCGACCATTTAAATTCGGCAAAGTATAAAACCAACTGGCATTATATCTCACCGATGACGCTTCTATATTACCCGTGCGAGTAGTATATATTTTTCCATAGGTATTTAATAGTGCCTTTGCTAAATCTGGATAATCTTCGCCTTTAAAACGTTCTCCCGAACACTGCAACCAACCAGTTGGCGCTGAACTAATAGACTGTGAAATTATAGAACCAACTGGTAATATTTCGTTTACTGTTAGTATTTTTGTGGTTCCTTCTTGCTTTACGATGTCAACTATGCTGTTATAACTTTGCCATGATAGCGAGTTACCACTTTTAATTAAAATGCTGTTTTCGCTTGGGTTTACTGTAGGTAAAATATAATTAATATCACCCAGTTTTATATTAGGGCCAGTGTTATCTAGTCTATCTACCTTTAGAAAATCAATGCATATGCCTGAACCATCATTATAAATTCCAGCGTTGCCAACCTTTAATATAGGTGATTCTTTAGTTCCAGATTCAAAGGTTTTTACTCCAGTTATCGTTTGTTTTTCTCCAATGAATAGAGTAGATGGAATTCCATTAGAATAGAATGGATCTATTCTAGAGTCAACACTTATAAGCTTTTCTATTATACCATTCGTCTTTTTTCTCCAGGTATCAAATGTATCACTTGTATTAATACCGTTGACAGCATTATTAGAAAATTCTTCGAAATTTATAAATTGTGTTTTATCCATCACTATTACTATTTATGTCTTTTTTATTTAAGATATTTATTATTTCATTTTTCCACTTTAATAGCTCTTCAACCTGTTCCTTTAAATCTTCTATAGTTTTTTTATTTTCTATAATATTTTTTTTACGGTTGACTGCATAATTATATGCAGTCGTATCACAATTTAAGATGGCGCCAGAAAAGGTATCTCTTTCAAGCGAATCATTTCCTGTAACTTTAACTTTTCTTGACATACTTAGATTGTTGCGATTGCCCTAAAGTCACGAACCGTTGGGATATCTACAATATTATTCGATAGCAATACTATTTTAACTTGGAATGAAATAAAATCAGTTAATGGATTTACTACATATTCAGCTTCTTTATAGTCTTTAGAATTTGAAGATACTGGAAGAGCTGTCGTAGGAGTCACTAATTCCCAATCTAATAAATCATCTGAAGTAAATTTATCATAACCAAATTTTACATACACGTTAATATTCGTATTTTCAGTTGGTCGATTGACTGATAGATATATGTTTAATCTATCAGAAGGATTATTTAAGTTAACTTTACGAGTTATGTATCGAGCTTTCGCGTTGCCAACTAAAGTACTGATATTATCAACGATGATATATTCACTTGTAGCATTCAAATTAACAGATGATGCTGGAGAAAACGTTAACGTATCATTAGTATTGCTAACAATGGTAAATTGTTGCCCGCTACCAGTTCCACCAGTTATTTTTAACTTACTTGGTTTAATCGTACGCCATTCATTTGTCGTCCACTGTTTTTTAGTATCAGTTAGTGTTGTAGTATTGCCAGCAGTAGCGATAGAATTTACATGAACTTGTACTCCTTCTTTTTGCGAATCATCATTGATGATGTTTGCAATCGTAAGCAATGACGTTCCATCAAGATCAATAACTGGAGATATTGAATCATCACTAGTAAACAACTTAGAAGTTATTGTTACAGTTCGGTTGCTATCATTTGTCAATATATTGCTATTAGTTGGCAAATATGTATTTGGTATATTATATGTTTCGTTATTTTTAATATAAATTTCGTCTTCTCCACCAAATGATATTCTATTTGTTAGTGATGTAGAACTTGGTATCATGCTTGATTGTTTTAAATTATACATCGATACTGGAACAGATTCTAAAAATGCTGCAGCTGCAGCTGGCGCATCTCCAATACCAGGGCCGCCACCATCAATGACATTTGTAATACTAACTATTGGAGGAAGAGTATATCCCGATCCTCTATTAGTTATCTTAATGTTTGTCAATTTTTGAGTGATTGGGTCAATTTCAGCTTCTGCTGTCGCTGCTATCGGAGTAGCTTCTTCATTTCCATTAGGAGCAATCAACACTATTGGAGGTCTTGTATATTTAGACCCTCTACCATCATTTCCACTTCCATCATCGACAAATTCTATTTTACTTATTCCAGTGTGTAGAGTGCGTTCAAATTGTACTTCACCAGATGCTGGCATATTATTACTTGTTGGAGATTTAAACTTAGCCCTTCTAAGTTTAAATTTTAAATCACGATCTTGATATGCAGTCCACGTTTGAGAATTAGAACTTGTAAAGAATACTCCGAGATAGTCTTGCTGTATAATTGGAGCTCCAGTTGATGTATCTTTTTTGCCATATATGCAATAATAACATTCATACGCGGGATCAAATGATTGTATATAGATGCAATATTCATCGTTTGATTTTAAGAATATTGGATTTTTAAATGTAAATGTTGTTGCCAGTGATGCATCATCACTAATGTTTACCTCAGTTGGTAATTTTTCAACTACAGAATATGGAACTATCGTATTTGTAGGATATCCATTTTTCATAGTAAGAATTGATATCCAAACAGGAGCAGTTGTACCCTTTTTAGAGAAATATAAATCGACAGAAGTTACAAATACACCTTCTTTAAATGTATTGCTTTCAATTACGAATGATTGCGCAAGCGGGTCTTTATATGTAACGGTATTAATATCAACCTGAATGTGTTGATCAAATACTGTTCTTTTTTCTGTAAGATTTTGTACGTTAAACTGTGGTACCTTGGTAGAAATTATCGACTCCTGAGAAATCGAAGACATTCCGTATGCAGTATATATTGCTTCGCCGTATGTGTTCGTATCTTCTTCATCATTGCGTTTATCATCAACAAGTCTAAATATTCTTTCTCCAGTATTAAACTTTAAAATATTATTATTTGGTATAATAAATGAACCATATAACGAACCATTTGCATCTGTAAAAAGTTCGTCAGAAAATTGTGTTCTTGGAGTAATTCCATCCCATTTTGCTGGAATTCCAAATGAGTTCAATGGAATTCCAGGTAAGTTAACTGGTAATTTATCAGGAGTTAGATCTTTAAACTCTTGTATTGCAGATGAAATTTTAGCTTGATCTGCTGGTGTTATAAATGCAGATGACTGCAAACGTTGAGTATATCCAGATATATCCTTTTTATCAAAAAATGGATATAAACGAGTATTTGGTAAAAATCCAGTAGCCGCAAAATAAACTCGACGAGAGCGTATATATGGAATTATTGAAACTTCTCGTAAATATTCTCCAATTGATTGATTGACATTTGACGATGTTAATGTTGTTAAAGTTCCAGTTCTGCTCTGGTCAAGTTGGAAATCTTCTGTAGTCGTAGTCGTAGTCGTAACAGTACGATTAACATTTGGTTTTTTTGGATCTGGACCGTTTTTCTTGACTACATCTACATCAACAGTTTTATTGAGAAGCGTAGTTCTGTATGTTTCCCAATGTTGATAATCATAGCCCAATATATCTACCTCTGGGTCAGATGCAATATATTTAATTGCATCAAATGCAGAATCATCTTGTATTATAAGGTCTGGCTGTACAGTCGTTTCTTTCCAGTTATCTGAACTTGGAGATAATACAATATTACCTTCAACCTTTGCTAGAAGGTGAGGTTGAACACTTATCGTATTTGTAGATTGCAACTGAGAGATAAGATCAACTTCATCATAGTTTAACGTAATAATACTGTGATGAATTTTTAATTTACCGCTGTCTATCAACCCATTGATAACAGCTGATTTAATACGCATATCGATGTTTTGCGTTTTAGTTAGCGGTCGTAAAACATTATTTTTTCGATCTACTGAACACTTATATTGTTTATCAAAAACATTTCCAACACCGTGTCCTAAAAAATTATCAACCAAAATACCATTTTTAAATCTTATTCCATCATCATCAAATATTGGCTTATCATTTGCAGATCTCTCGAGCAGAGACAACGAAGTGTAATATTCAATATTACGAATACGTGATTCGATATCACCGATATCTCTCATTGTATATCTACGATTATCGATATACTGCATAGTAATATCATTGATATTAGCTGTATATGCAGGAACAGTAATTGTGTATAGTGCCATCGCTCCAGGAGGAGTTTCTGGAGCAAGTGGAGTAAATGAAGGAATTCCTGGAACGATACTAAAAGAATTATTTGAATGTGCAACCAATTTATCAATTCTAGACAAATAAAATTCTGCAGTAATATCCATCGCAGTATTCGGATCAATTAGTATATTTCCAGAATTATTGACTAATGAAGTGCTAGCCTGATTAGTTAGAACACCAGAATAAACCAAGTCGGGTCTAAAATCTATAACGTCAGATAAAAATCTGCCTTTATATACAGGTATATTGTTTCGATCAACAGAGTATGAATTTGCTGTATAGAATCTAGCTCCATTAGGGGAATTGCCCCTAACAAAATATTGATATTGCACTGTTATGCTTGAAGAAATTGTCCCGTCTCCAATATATCTAATGCGAGCATTGGTATAATGATCATCTCTTTGACCATCATCAAAAAGTTCAAACATGCTTGTGGCGTCAGGATCAGTAATGCTGTTGCCTATAGTAACCTTTATGATATTAACAGCATCTGGTTTTGATAATTTGAATACTGAAGCAGTGTTGGTATCTGATAAAACTATAGTTTCAGTAATAGTAACTGCAGTTTTAGGCGTATGAGTTGCATTTACAAATCTGATTGATGATATAACATGATATGTTCCTATTCCAAAATTTTGTGACTCGATTGTTTTTTGCGTTAAACCGTTTGTAACATATCTCCACGTATAATTCGCACCGCTACCATAAGTAAAAACATTTCCATTAACGAGTATAACAGAATCTTCGAAATTTGAAAATTCTCCTCCTCCAGATGGTAAAGTTATAGACAGTTGTTCGTAGCCACCAATGCTGGAATTTGTAGTAACCCCAGTAAAATATGTTTTTCCATAAAACGAAAAATTATTAATTTGTTTTGCGCTATGATACGGCAAATTAAAATAGCCTAGCGTAGAAGAATTTTCGTTTAATACACTTTGCAAACTATCAATCGTAAAAGTAAAAGCTCCATTAGTTATAGTGTTTATGTCATCAAATCTATACAACGAAGTGTCTTCAAATTTTACATCATACACATAGCATCTATAGTTAGTAGAACCAGCAATTGCCTCTACTGATTTTATCTTGCATGTTCCAATTTTAGGTGTTACTCCAGTCTTTTTTAAATCATAGACTGCATTAACTGTTCCAATATTTGGAAGCGACGTACCGCTTATTGCTCCAATAAAATAACTTCCAACACTAGCACTTAAACTAAGTTTTGATTCTATGATATGCGATTCATCTCGTGCTTTTGGAGCATTAATATTTAATGGAGATTTTAATTCAACTCTATTTCCATCAACGTATGCAGTCGATGGTTCTACTGTAATATTAAATCTATCTTTAGCATCATTAATAGCTATTAATTTTTGACCCAAAGTTGCAACCTGATAGCCTGCAAGATCAAGATCATCTGCCTTATAGGTACCATAAACAAATCCACGTTCTAAAACACGTCCGGTACCGATAGTGCTTGAAGCATTCGCTGTTGCTATAAACGTATGACCAACAGATGGATTTGAACCAGCTCCAACAGTTGTCCAATTCGTAGTTCCAATATCTTGAATCGTATATCTATTTCCAGCTACTATACATGTTGCAGGCAATTCACTGCCATCATATAATTCTCTAACACGTGCTATAAATGGATTTAATGTATAATTTCCAGATTCTTCTCTTGTTCGTTGAGCTAAAATAGAATTTATTTCTTTATACTTATCAGTTACAATAAATTCTTTAGGACGTGAATTTTCAATAAATAGCAGTTTAATAAAACCACGATTTAAAACAGGTGTTGTTTTAATTGCATCAAATTCGCTTGTCGTATACCACTTTAATGTTAAATTAATTTGATATCTATCCGCTCCTGGGGCAGTATAATTTGGGGTGCCTGCTGCATTATCATATAAAGAACTGTCTTCGGTTGCGCTTACCTGAGTTTCTTCTGCCAACAATATTGCATAGCCATTAACTACATCAGACAAACTCGTTTTATCAACAAAGAGATATTGTTGTGGAGCAGCAACAAACGATCCTCTAGTATAAAATACTCCGCTTGCACAAGAAAATCCAAATGCCAATCCAGTGCTTACAGCAGACAGTGTTGTTGTTTGTGGAGTATTAGCTGTAACTTTTGTTAATTGAATATTATAAACAGTATTTGCGCTACCAGTATCCAAAAATTCCCTAATATTTTCATTATTTTGACTTATTACTGAATTTTCATAAGATATATAAAATCTTATTTGCTTTGTCGTAGCATTAGAAACGCTAGTTACATCCTTATAATCATAAATTTTCGCCTTTAAGCCGTTTGTATGAGTAATATACTCTGCCTTATCTAAAACATCTTGATAGTTATATACAGTGAGACCCTCAGTAACTGTTATATTATTAGGTATATTAAGAGTTATTGAATAAATCTTTTCTAAAAAAGTTGTTTCACCACCAATTATTGCAGTATCATCTTTCCAAACACTAGATCCAAGACGATTAATTTGTTCTTGAAGAATAGTTTGTAATTGGTTAATTTCTCTGACCTGTACACTATAACCAGGTTTAAATAATATACGCAGATAGTTTTTGTCTGCATTTTTCGACTCATTAAAGTCGTCATAATATGTTTGAGAATATGATGTAACAGTTGACATTATAATTGAATAATAATTTTTATTTGTTCAGTTTGAGATTCTGCACGAGTAACAGCTCTACGATTTTCAGTAAATAATACTTCACCTGTAAGAGGAGTGTATTCATTTCCAACTACTGATGTATAAATAATTTCCGTGTTATTTTGTCCATATACAATATAACCAGCGGTCCCAGGTTTTATTAGTCCATAGCCAGTAGCGTCATTTTGATGAAAGTATATGCGATGTTGTCCATCGACTAGAGCGTTTGCATCATAAAATGCTCGTGGAACATCGCTTCCAGAAAGTCCATTAAATGTTATTACGTCTCCAGTTGACAGTCCACCCAATGATGAGTTAGCAGGAATAACTAGATATCGACATGCTGCAATCGTATCGATTTCTTCATCTGTTTCTATTGTACTTGGCTGAATTTCGGGATTTTTAATTACAGATATTTGACGATATGGAATATAAAGACCATCGTCAGAAATATTGCCTGCTGCAGAAACTGCAATCGAAACATACCAAGCAGGAAGTATGCTTGATGGTTTGTATGCAAATCCTTCAATTGGTGAAATTTTAGGAGTTATTATCGCACCAGATCCTAAATCTGGTCCTTCTAAAGAAGAAAAATCAAAATGACCCCCCAATATAGATAAACTATCTTCATTATTATAATCCCAATTGGTTGGCAAACTTACAGATACTATCTTTTTTGTAACAGGATCAATTACAATTTGACAAGGGATTGATTCCGTGCTTTCATTTTCATAATTTGCAATAAATTGTATAGATGTTATTGCGGGATTATAATCGCTGCCTCCATTCATAACACTAAATCCATATAAAAGACCACCAGAATCATTTTGCGCAGACGTCGCTTCTGCGCCCTCAAGCGTATCACTATTTACTGTAATAAATTGATCAGTGTTGATTATTGTTGAATCACTAAGATTTATTTTATCAACTAGTGCCCACACATAATTGTCTGAAGCTACGTATGCTCCATAACCAGGTTGTAACGGAGTGACTGTAGATAGACCATTGCCAGTTAATCCTGCGCGCAAACACAAGTAAATATTTCCATTAACAACCGTATAGCATGGATTTAGCACTTCTCCACCAGTTCGCACCGCAGGATAAAAACAACTGTCATCAGTTGGATCATACTCCTTAAAATAAGAGTTTGTTTTATATTTAATATTTGGTATTACTAAACCAGCATCTGTATTGCGAACACGTATAAGAGTAGTCAAATTAGACAATACTTCCCGCTCATCGTTTGGTGTTCCGATTGGTGTTGGAACAATAAATGATGATTCGTTTTCACCTAACCACCGATCAGATTTTCCAATTCCAACATAATATCCATTATTATCATTAATATTAATACTAGGTTCAGTCTTCAAGTCTGATAATAGAAGTGATGCGGTTCTTCTACGAAAATTTTCTGTTATTATTGCTGCCATATAGTG